CAGTTGAGGAAAGTGTTGATGTAGGCGATGTCAGCATCATGGCTCGTCTACGAGATCGTATTGTCAATCAAGGCATGAGCATCATCATTGAGTCAGAAGACGTTGGCAATGTCGGCGGCGCTGCCAAGGGCATTGAACACTTAGAGGACCTGGTGTTTCGCAAAGGTGCTCGTGGCATCCAGGAAGCCATTGAAATACTCCGTCATGCATCAGAAGACACAACCAGCACCACTGTCAAATGGGATGGTTCACCGGCACTGATGTTTGGACGCAAGCCTGCCACTGGCGAGTTTGTACTGACAGACATAGCTGGGTTCGAAGCCAAAGGCTATGATGGGCTGGCCACCAGCTACGATATGATGGTGCGTATACAAAGCCAGCGCAGTGGTGACCGTACTGACTTGTTGGCCAAGTACAAGATATTATTTCAAGTATTGGAAGCCGCAACCCCGGCAAACTTCAGAGGATACATCAAAGGCGATTTGTTGTATACTGCAAGACCACCGATAGAAGACAACCGTTTTGTATTCCAACCAAATACTGTAAACTATCGTATTCCGGTCAACAGCGCACTAGGACAAAGAATTGCACAAAGTCAAGTTGGTATAGGCATGCACAGTATCTATGCTGACCGTGGTGGTGCCAGACAAGCAGTGACCAAAGAACAGTTGTCGGCATTTAATCCCGTGAAAGGTCTATTGTTGATTGAACCAATCTTTGGCGGAAAAACTGTACTGAACCAAAAGCTAGTTGCACAGCTCAATGCCATCGACGGCTCGTCTATTAATAATTTGTTTAATCCTGCAAAACTTCGTGAGTTGCAGATAGTAGACTTTGCAAAATTGTGTGTGGACTATGTTAACTATCGTGTAAAGCGCACAGGCAATTATGATCAAATGCTTAAGAACTTTGGCCCTTGGTTGAAAGAAAAAGTAAACCCTAGAAAATTCAACAACTTGGTCAAATGGATTCAGACCGACAACAATGTCAATGGCATCACAGAAGCATTTACTGCTTTTAAGTTATTGCACAGTCTTAAATCTGATGTACTAGGCCAGTTGGACAAGCAACACCCTGGACAAGAAGGATGGGTAATGACCACACCTACCGGTACCGCTAAAGCAGTCAACCGATTTGATTTCAGTGCCAACAACGATCGTCAGAACAACAATTCAACTCAGTGATTTTTTCTCAAAATGGTAAATAAAAGTAGGGCAAAGACCCACTTAACAGGAGATTTATATCATGGCAGGCGTAACAAAAACACATAGCGATTTACAACCAGTATTCGCATTTGACACACAAAATGGTCCTATCGCAGGAGCAACAAGTTTAGCTGGACAACCAGTTCAACCAGCTGGTCCTAAGTTAGACTTTTTCACATTGACAGCCAATACATCAGTTAACTCAGCTGGTAACACTGGCGGTTATTTGACAAGCGTTGTTAACGCTGTTCAACAAATGGCAACAATTGCTATGTACCAAGTTGACGGTACCAATATTTCATTGGCTATCTTCCCAACTGGCGCATATTCAACAACAACATTGTTGGCAGCGGCTAATGTAACTAACGCAACTTATCAATTGAACAGTTGCCAAAATGTTGGTTTCAAACTAGCTACTTCCTAATCAAAGACTTGATTGACAAAAACCCTGGATTAAAAACCCAGGGTTTTTTGTTGGCATAATTAATGTATGCCTTTAATATATGAAAGCCCCGACGGTGGCGAAACCGTTTATGCTAGAGAATTTACACCCGGAGTAGTTGGGTCTTCTGAGAGAACATTAATCTCTGAAAGTCCCGCCAAACGATCTCTACACGAGCAACTAAAAGAAGATCAAATGTGGAGCGAAATTCGTCGGATGGCTAAGACAAATACTGCAATGGCTGACATACTCGAGCAAGCAAAAGTATTATACCACTTGAGCAAAAAATAACATGGAAAGAATACGCTGTTACACTCTGTTTGATATAACACAAACTGGGGTCACTAATCATCGACGAGTAACTGGCGTAACAGATCAGGCCGGGCAGTCAATTGATACTCCGTTGGGAGTAAATCGTAGTCGTAACCAACAGCGAAATTTTGAAACTGTCATTCAATTGATCAGTCTAAGAACACAGCCATTTGAACTGACAGTGCCAATCAATGCCCTGCACACGGATATTGATAAACTAGGCCTAGGAAATGCCTATTCTGGAGAGCAAAAAGTTTGGATGTTTGATTTCAGTATCGAAGGAGATAATATTTTTGCAATAGGCGACAATCCTACTAAACTCTTAGACGAAGACTGCAAGCATGTGCCAATGATACTAAAACTAACAGAAACTGCTGAAATTAGTCCTTATATCACAGTGGACATTGAAAACCGTAACCTGGTGTTTGATTTAATTACACATAAATAAAAGCTATGGAACCAACCGATATTGAAAAGAAAAACCTAGAAACTCATGTTGAGCTTTGTGCTCAACGCTATCAATTTCTAGAAGATAAATTAAAATCTGTAGAATCTAAAGTAACTTCTTTGGAAAAGATTGTTAACGAAGTGCATGACATGCTTGCTACCATTACCAACAAACGCAACGATCAAATCATCGGCTGGGGAGTTATGGTTATTGCTGGATTAATAGGAACCATTGGGTGGCTATTGAATAAAACGCATTTTCTCAACTGATGAATACTGACGCAGTAACAACCAAACTACACAGGGTTTTAGAACCAGAGTTCAATCGGCTAAAACCTTTTTTGATAACACCATTGAAAAACGGAAGTTATCAGGTTTTTGACAAATACACCGTAAAAAAACAAGGTCTAGACTACATTGTCTATAGAGGCGCTTATCAAATTGACCACTTGTTTAGAAACAAAAAAACAGCCATCAGTTGGTGCGTGGCTGACAACACCAACAAAAACGAATTATCATTCAACATCATCAATTTAGATCGCAGAATTTTTAATCTTCAACAGTCTTTCCAGCATTTGCAACAGCTTAAAAACAATGCCAAAGATTTTGATAGATACATGACACTACTAATTCGTAGCGAAAATGAAAGAGTACAGCTGGACCAATTATTACCAGAATTAGACAAATGTATTCAACATGCTAAATATATACAAATACGAGGATTAGCCAATGAGACTTCAAGAAATGGACAAAATCAGTCCAACAAAACAAGCCGTTAAAATACTAGAGTCACGTCTAGGCAGTGATATCAATATCACTGCAATGACACTTGCTCAGTCTAGTAGAATGCTTACACAGGTTAAGCGTTTGGTAGCTGAGACCAGATCAACTCGCAGTATTCATACCAGCGAACAAAATCCAGCATATTTGAAATTAATCATGTTGGACAAGGCATTGTCTAGCCATGTTAGAGAAATGCGCCAACAAGCCAGCACCAAGCGTCAATTGAGAGAAAGCGAAATCAATCAAGCTCAGGTGGTATTGGCAGCCAAAGACATGGCTGATCGAGTACAGAAAATGGCCGAAGACATTGCCGAAATGCAGTATAAAGATTTGCCAGCAGTGGTTGATCAAGCTCGTGGCGATCTAGGCACTGAGCAAGCAGACAGCTATAACTCAGCAGTCACAGCCGCACTTACACAGTTATTGAGTGGATTACAACAGGCCAAGAACCAATTGGATCAAGGCATGGCCGCATTGACTGGTCAAGAAATGACAGTTCCAGGACAAGACTCTGACATTTCCAGCAACATGGATGATGCCATGGGTGCTGGTGAAGAAGATCCTGCACTGGCTGATTTAGACATGGCTGACGATACTCCAATTGCACCAGACACTAAATCACTGGGTCGCGAACGCAGATAACCCAATGAGAGTCGACGAAGTCGAAAATGCTCAAACAGAAAGACTGGCTGCACTCAGCCAGTTTCTCACTGGGCTTCTCAATGACACAGAGAACACCGGCGAGATATCAATTGCTCGCTTTTGTAAAATGGCCGCTAATCTTGGTATCAGCGTTACTCCAAGATCATTGCCCAATTTAGTAAAAAAAGAACCTCTCCGTAATTACATCACCAGCGTAGATGCAAGCTCAGATCCGGACACAGGTATGATACGATTTAAAAACGCTGACATAACGGCTGAACCAGACAAAGCAGCCAAACCAAATGCCAACCAAAGCATTGTCGATAAATTGGCCAAGCGAGCCAGCAATCGATTAAGTAATAGATGAAATATTACTGTAGAGATCAATTCAAAACATTATCCATTGTTCCAGGTATGGGACAAAAAGCCAAAGTTAGTCCTTGCTGTGCTAGTATAACTGCTCCAGTTGATGCAGATGATTTTGATTTTTTAACCAATCCACACCTTAACGAAATACGTCAGAATGTTCTGTCAGACACAGAACCAACTTCTTGCTACAAATGCTGGCAAACAGAATCATTTGGTCAGCCCAGTCGACGAAATGGTGTCAATCGCGGACATGGCATTGACACCACCGCCAACATAGAAAGAGTTGACATAACTTGTCAGAGCATTTGTAATCTAGCATGCATACAATGTTATCCTGGTGTGAGCAGTACCTGGGCTGAAGAATTAGGACACACACAGGTTTTAAAGAGTTCCTACGAAAACAAATTAAAAATCTTTTCAAAATTAGATCATTCAACTATACAGCACATACATTTCACTGGCGGTGAGCCATTGATGACCACCGAGCATTACAAAGTACTGGAAATAATGGATGAAAATGCAGACCTGTCCAAATTAAAAGTCAGCTACAACACCAATGGTACTTTTTATCCTAATGACACAGTAATTGCCCAATGGGCCAAATTAAAAAATCTGCAGATAGTTGTCAGTGTTGATGCAGTGGGCACCACTGCTGAATATATAAGATATCATTCAGTCTGGGGTGAGATCGCCGAAAATGTTGATAAATTTCATCAGCTTAAAACAAAATTGTTTTCATCAGGTTGTCGACTGGACTTGACTTTTCTATGTTGTGTTTCCAATTACAATCTATTAGAACTACCTGCTATCATTGAATTTACTAAACCATATGGGCGATTAGAATTTCAATTCAATCATAATCCATACCAGGCTCCTAACATGATTCCCGAAGATAAAGTCAGCATAGTTAACCAAACTTTATCTTCGTATCCAGAATTAGCAGGAGTTTTGAATATGGTTAATTATAGGCCCACAGCTTTGGCATTAGAAGCCGGGTTAAACATTTATCGTCATGAAATGAAAAAGATCGACAGCAGAAGAAAAACGGACTGGACACAGCATATCAAAATACAATAAATACTTGACAACATCTGACAAAGAGCGTAAACTAAAACTCTGTACCAGGCGTTATGTTTAGTATACACAGGAGGATTGTATGAAAATTTTAAGTTTAGCATTGATGCTAGTAATCAGCACAGCCAGTGCTCAGGCACACGGTCCATATCGCATGGGCCATTGGAACGGTGGTTATTATCGTGGCGGCTGCGGTGGATGCTGGATTGCTCCAGCAGTCATTGGTGGAGTAATTGGGTACGAACTGACTCGTCCAACAACAGTATATGTTGAACCACAGCCAGTTATTGTACAACAACCACCAACAGTGGTGCAGGCACCTCCTGTGGGTTATCACTGGCAAGAAATGATTGATCCACAGACTGGTATTACTAAAGTAGTGGCGGTACCCAACTAATGAAAACTAAAAAATTAATTTTAAAACTCAATCGTGCCGAGATGCAACATCAACTCGACAAGGCAAAAAAACTCTGGATTAAACTGCTTAAAAAAAGTTTCAAGCACAAACACACTGAGGCAGTGCAATAAATGGCCTACTCAGCACAGTTGATTGATCATTACGAGAACCCACGCAATGTGGGTTCGTTTGCCAAGGACGACACTGATGTTGGTACCGGCATGGTAGGTGCACCTGCATGCGGGGATGTAATGAAGCTTCAGATCAAAGTCAAAGATGGAGTAATAACAGATGCCAGATTCAAAACATACGGGTGTGGTTCCGCCATTGCTAGCTCAAGTCTCGTCACAGAGTGGGTTAAAGGTCGAACACTTGAAGAAGCAGGATCCATATCAAATAGCCAAATTGCTCAAGAACTTGCTCTCCCCCCAGTTAAAATCCACTGCTCCATACTTGCCGAAGACGCCATCAAGGCCGCGGTAGAAGACTATCGTAAAAAACACACGGTACAATGATAACAATAACTGAGCGTGCCGCCAACAAAGTAAAACAAGTTATACAACGCCGAGGACACGGCGAAGGTATTCGCCTGGGTGTTCGCACCACAGGATGTAGCGGCATGGCCTATGTGTTGGAATATGTTGACTGCCCAACCCCTGAAGATCAATGTGTGGAATGTCTAGGCTGTCGACTATTTGTTGATCCCAAAAGTTCGGCATATCTTCAAGGCTTGACCATTGACTATGTCAAAAACGGCCTCAACGAAGGATTTGAATTTGTCAATCCCAATGAGCGTGATCGTTGCGGGTGTGGCGAAAGTTTTAGAGTTTGACATTGGATAAAATTAAATTTATCGAAAGCAATCGAGTTGCTTGTCCAGCACCATTCACCACCATAGCAATTCGTGCCAGCCAGGCCAGCAATGCTGTGCGCTATAGTTGCTGTTGCAATCTTGATGTTCCGGTAATAGAAAATCCCGACGAATATTTTGATCGATTGCGCTCGGCCATCAAGCAGGGAAAATGGAGTCAGGCCTGTAGTACCTGTTACATTGACGAAGCAAATGGTGCACAAAGCGAACGCATGCGTTATATTTTAAACATGGCTGATCAAGCATTTGATCATTTTGTCAAGAACTATCAAGTAATTGAACAAGAAATTTTTATCAAGTTCAGCAACCTATGTACCTTGGCCTGTCGTAGTTGCAACAGCGTTGACAGTTCAACTTATGCTCGCATAATAAAAGACACATCAGTTGCACCGGCAATAACACATGACTTCAGTGATGATCCCGACAACTGGGCGTTGATGGTCAAGCTGATTGTTGATGCAAGCAAAATACATGAATTTCCAGTATTGCATCTAATAGGCGGTGAAACATTGGTACAAGCTGGCAGCACAAAATTACTTCGATGGATGTATGAAAATAATCTAACCAGTTATTTTAGTCTGCGAATAACCACTAGCCTGGCCATCAATCTGTCCGACGAGTTGATAACTATTTTAAAATCATTTAAACAGGTTTCATTCAATCTCAGCATTGACAGCGTGGGTGACAACTACAATTATATTCGTTGGCCGGCCAAGTGGAGCAAGATTGATCAAAATTTAGCTGACCTAGTTGCCAACACCGAAGATATGAATTACATGTCAGTGCTGACACCGGTGTTTAGTATCAACAATATTTTTTATCTGCCAGATTATGTTGATTATTTTCATCGATGGATCAAGGATACTGGACGATTTGTGCAGATTTTAAACATACATCTGCACCGACCTGATTTTTTAACAGTGGAATCATTGCCGGAACCTTATAGATCAGCAGCCGCTGATGTTGTTGAAAAAACACTCGAGCATCCAATGTTTGTGTCAAACAAGCAATTGACATTCAAACGATACCTACAAACAACTCTGGCACAACTTAGAACTGGTGCCGGCAACGAAGAACGATTCAACCATTTTTTAAAATTCACAGCTGATTTTGATAAACGCACTGATACAAAGTTTAGCGAATTAAACAATAGATTATGGAATCAGCTTGACAAACATCATATTCAAGTGTATAATAAGCAATACCAAAGTGCTGATATCAATCAGCCAATTTATATTTCAATTATACCAGATGCTCAATCCAAAATTCAATTACGCTTCACTCAGCCGCGAATCAGTTGACGGCCGACGACTATACGCCACACCGGATGGCCAACGACTTCCAAGCGTGACCACCATTCTCGACGCAACAAAATCCGAAGAAAGCAAACGAGCACTACAAAATTGGCGCATGAGTGTGGGCGTTAAAAAAGCACAGGAAATTACCACAGAAGCCGCAAGTCGTGGAACTCGTATGCACAAGTGGTTAGAAGACTATGTTAAAACTGGAGAAATAGGTACACCAGGCAGTAATCCTTACAGCAAGCAAAGTCATCTAATGGCACAATGTGTAATTGAGCAGGGATTGTCTAATGTGTCCGAAGTTTGGGGAGTAGAAGTACCTTTGTACTTTCCCAGCTTGTATGCTGGCACCACCGACGGCTGTGGCATACACCTAGGCGATGAAAGTATCCTGGACTACAAACAAACCAACAAGCCTAAAAAAGAAGAATGGATCGAGGACTACTATCTACAGCTGACTGCATACGCACTTGCACACAACGAGGTCTACGGAACCAATATTCGCAAAGGTGTGGTTTTAATGTGTGTAAAACCAGCAGAGCTTGCCCCTGGCGTGTTTGATGTGCCTGTATACCAGGAATTTGTATTAAAACCTGAAGATTTTAAAATGTGGGAGAATCGTTGGTGGCAGAGACTTGAACGATACTATTTGGCCAACTAAATAGTATATCTAACAGGTTAATTACATGGCTATACTACAGATTTCGCGAATTACACATCGCAAAGGACTACTTGAAAATGTGCCGCAGTTGTCCGGCGCTGAACTTGGATGGACAGTTGACAAACAGCGACTGTTCATTGGCAATGGCACACTAGCCGAAGGTGCACCCACAGTTGGCAACACTGAAATTTTAACTGAACACAGTGATATTTTTGCCGCAATCAATAACTATACATATAAAGGTTCTGAGGGCGGATATGTAGTGACCACAGGTGTGTCGGCCGGCAATGACATCACACGAACACTACAACACAAACTAGATGATTTTGTCAGCATCAGAGATTTTGGTGCAGTGGGCGATGGCACAACAGATGACACAGCCGCCATCAATCGTGCACTGTATGAATTGTTCTGTAGAGACACCAACACCACAGTTCGTAGAAGTTTATTTTTCCCTGCCGGCACTTATAAAGTTTCCAGTACTATTCTAGTACCACCATATGCAAAACTTTATGGCGAAGGTGCTGAGTCCAGTATTATATCTTATGCTGTCAGAGAATGGGCATATCAAAAGTTCAACGGGACAGGATCTCGAACAACTTTTGATTTGGCTGAATCTGCCAACATAGACAGCGTGGTTGTTTTGGTCAACAATGTTGTACAAGTTCCGCATAGAACATCTGGTGATGCTGGAGTATATACAATATCAAACAATCAGTTGATTTTTACCAATCCGCCAACGTCGGGTTCGAATAATGTGATAGTTCATCGCATAGATACAACCTACAAGGCCGGTAATGGAGCAATTAAAACCACAGGGTCTGACAGCTCGAACTACGGAAGATATGTTGCTGTCAAGGATGTACCAGCCGGCATTGACATTGCCAACACCACCTACTGGCAACGAGTTGATGTGAATGGCCGTGGAGTTGTGGTGCGTACATCAGACAATCAACAAAAAACTGGAGCACAAAACGGTATTAATAATCGTATCTCCAGTAGATACATAGAAATTGACAGCATGTCGTTTGCCAGCACTGAAACAATTCGATCAAGCTACCCAGTGGATATCATGTTGTTGGAATCTGCCAACAACATCAGCATTGACAATGTTGTATTGTCAGGCCCAATCTTATCCACTACCCAATTGGCCAATCCAGTAACCCAGGTCAATTTGTACGACACCAGCTGTGTGGTTATATCTACCCCATTGAGAGGTGACAGTACCACACAAATTTCTAAACAAATCAAGTTTACAAATTGTGTGTTGACCGGGCAATCTTATGGTGTGACATCGAATTCGGACTCACGGGCAATTACTTTTGCTGGTTGTGATTTTGATGTATTGTACAACGGAGTTAACCTAACACAACCAGTGGGAGTCAACGGCCCAACCGGTTATAGATTTGTTGAAAACATGTTTGACAATGTCTACGGATCAGGCATTGTTTTCAACGGGGTGTCAAATCATGTGTCAGCGCACAATGTTTTTTACACAGTGGGACAAACCAATGGTGGAGTTGTTTCACAGTATGTTCCTTGCATATTGATCAATGGCAAGAACAATCTCAGCATGGGAGATATGTTTCAACGCAACGACTCAGATGCCAGCATTGTTCCAAGAATCAATCTGCTCGACATCTACGGAGCTCCGTCTGCCAGCATTGC